GTACAGCATCGTGGTGTCTTTAATGCTAAATGAATCCAAATATTATAACCATCCCAATCTGAAAATAAAAAACCTCCTAATAATTCATCATCTTCAACAAAACCTAAATAAGAATACCAATCATTAACTTCGTGATGAATATGGGCGTGTTTCTTTACATAGTCACCAATGGGCTTTTTCCACTTCTCATCCGTAACTACTTCAATCACTATGCGTATTTCTTTTTCTTTTTAGTAGTACCGCCTAGTATAGCTTTAGAAACATTTGCTTCTTCTTCAAGACCCGTAGCATCCGTCATAATCGTTCCTGTAACACCAGAACCTTGTCCTCTAACTTTTGATGTACCCGAAACAGTTTTTGCTGCTGCTGGTGCTTCCGCCACTACTTGTGCAGGTGGTGGTGTATATTTAGGTGGCGAAAATATTCTAACTATTCTTCTTATAAATCCTCCCATATCTCCCTTCCATAATTGTTATCTAGCAAAAACATTAAATTCTGAATCAGTAAATTGTTGTAATGGTTCATAAATTTTTAATCTTGCTTTACGTAAAGACATTATACAATATCTTAACGCAGAAATTAAGTCATCATTCATAGGTACGATCTTGCCGTCTTTCCTATGGTGCATCCTTAACTCCTCCAACAGTTTACTTTGATTTTTAAAGATTTTCAATCGTTTTGTCTGCATCCTTACTAACATTTCCATTATACCTGCTTCTACTGAATTACCCCCAGTACCTTCTCTTAAACCTTGTTGTGGTGGATTAGTAAACCATTCAGGACACATATTAACGCCTTCCTTCTTATACTGTTCGGTTAAATTCTTACCAGAACCTTTATCGGCCTGTCTACCATCTTGCGGCCAAATAACTGGAATCCATTTACCCCTAGCTTTAATTGCTGATGAATGAACGGGTACTGTTTCTTGGCGAATAGAATAACTATCATAAACATAAGCTGTATCTACATCTCTATCCCAAGCAACCCATACACAAGCTGTAGGGTGATCCCAGCCAAAATCTATTCCACATAGTCTAGGCCAATGACTTGGTATATCCATAATATCACATAATATTTCTTCTTCAACAATCGGAAAAACCAAACCAGAACCTAGTTGCGGTATTCCCTTTTCTCTCATCTTTCTTTCGTGGGGTGGTAATGCTTGTAAAACTTGTTCTCTAATTGCTTTTGTCATATGGGGTGCATCATCCCAAGTAGCTTGTATTAGTGCCTGTCCTTTTTTTAAATCATTTACAAATTGTGCTACTGTTTGTGTCATTCCTTGTTCTGGTGTAAACGTCATATAAACAATACCACCTTTATCTGCTGTTCTTGTTAATGCCTGTGTATAAATTCCTGTTGGTGGTTCTTCATCTAGCCAAATAACATCTACTGATTCTCCCATCCATTTCTCTTTACCCATTTCATATGCTTTAAATCCTATTCGTGAATATCCACCTGTTACGTGCTTAACAACTAATGAGTTAATCGCATTTGGTACACCTGCTTTTCTTACAGTTTCACCAATATATTTTAAAGGTACTGTACCTGTGCCTTTAGCTGATGGATCATCTGGTTGACCGACAAGTTCTTTTTGGCAAACATCCCTGGTGGTTTCATTTGAAACACCCCCTGCCCATGCTCTTACGGGTCTATTAAATCGTTTACCAGCCCACCATGTTGGGTATTTTCCCGTCACATGGTATGCCATTTCCATGGCCCCACTAAAAGACTTGCCGACCCTATTACCAGCCATTAACAATCTTTGTGATGCTAATGTATTATGAAACTTCTTTTGATAATCATATGGCTTATAATCAGCCATGATATTAGTAACTTTACGTCTTTCTAATTCCTTTGCGATTTTTACTGCTTTTTCTAAATTATCACTCATTTTTAATTTGACCAGTTTTTTTATCTATAGTGTAGAACTTACCTGACTTGGAGCTTCTATAACGGACATCATTTCTATTAACCCATCGTTTATTCCAAGCCCAACAGCTTATCATGCCGCCATACTTTTCTAGTAAACTGTATATGTAATCCATTATTGTAACCAATTAAACACCGCCCTTATTGCTAATACAAAATACACTAACTCCATAAGAGTTCGGGGAATATCCTTATCCTTTATACCAATATATACCCAAAACCCACATGAGATACTAGCTAAACTCCAACCTAATACCTGTGCTATATTATTATAGAACCACCTAGCATCTGACAAGATAAATATACTTGCCATAGCTACTACAAAACCCCACCATCTATTTTTAGCTACATGATAGTATCTAATCTTCATTAGCTTATTATATAATAATCCCCTCAAAAATAAATGCCTTATACCTATTAACATAAGTTAATATTAAACAATCCCCACCGCTGTGTGAAGTAATCCCTAATATAGAAGAAAGTCTGCGACTTTGGGGGTAGGGGGTCTTTTTTTGATCTTTTTTTCTTTTTTTCTTCGTTGCTGTGCTGTGGCCGTGTCTTTATATCTATAAGGGGCAATCAATTCGTAGAACTAGACAACATCAACATAGTTAATGCCCTTGCCTTGCTCAATGGTGGTGTGTGTGTGGGTGTTAAGGGTTTATTCTAGCCCTTACCTACTCTTATCTAGTTCTTATCTACTCTTATTGGTACTGTTTAAGCTATTGATCTTGTGCTTATACCTACACTTATAGCTATTGTTATTATGTTTATTATTAAGGGTTATTTACTCTTTTGCAGGACTTTATACCTACACTTTAAAAGGGTTATTTTCGGCGATTTATAGATGTCGGTTGTATTGCTTATTAACGTTGGTATTGCTTGTTAAAGTGCCGTACTTTGTTTGTTCGTCTTTTGTCCGCCATATATAGCAACACTTCTAGGGGCAAAAGCTATAAAATTGTTAAGGGTAAGTTGTATATTTTAGGTATAAAAAAACCCCTAAAAGTTTTTAATTTCTAGGGGTTTAATTTCTTAATTTATTTTATTTGTGAGATATTTAAGTTTGTATTTTGTTTGTCTAAATATTTTCCAACTTTTGATAGTTCTTCGTCTATTTTCTTCTGTCCTTTTATATCCATTCTTGAATATAAACGAGCATAAGTAATTAATAGATTTTCCCACGTTGGAACAATATTAATTTTTCCCGTTTCTTGTGCTATGCTTTTTATTGTCATTTTAACCTCTTTCATTAAAAATCAACTTAATGATTGAATTAACTTATGTCAACAAAATAAAAATTTATTTTCCTTGTTCTCTTAAATCTTGCTCTTTAACCATACAAATCGCATAATCAATCAATTCTTGCTTTGCGTCATTTAATCGATCTTTATTTAAAAACCTTAAACAACTCTTTAACAAGTGAAATAGAATAAATGCGTGTTTTTCATCATTTTTAAAATAGTGCTTAAAATCAAATTCAATTTGATCTAGCACCCTTTCAAAATTTAAAACATTTCCTCTATTTTCAATGTCTTTATGAATTACAAGTATTTCATTATGAAAAAAAGTTTTATTTTCTGTCCCTTGTATTATGCAAAATCTTTCTTTTATATTCATTTTGCCCTTTATATCTTGTATTGGTTTATCTATTATCATTTTTAGACCTCTTTCTTATTAACTCATTTTGAAAGTCTATAGCTTCAAAAGTTCCAGCTATTCCAAGATAAGCTAAAAGCCCGAAAATGAATAAAACAACTGTTATTATTATATATGTCATTTTAGCCCTTTTTATTAGTTTTATATTAAATTAACCTTAATTAAGTCATTTATTAAAGTCAAGCTAATATTTTAAGAACATTAAAAAATAATTAATATTTTTTTATTTTATGTATTGACAGCAATATATAAAGGTTTATAACTTAACTTATGTTAAATAAAAATATAAATAAAGAACGAGCAACCTATACAAAAAAATTAGACTTTGTTTTACAGAAAATAAATCTAAAAGATATGAAAAAACAAATTGACCTTAAAACTTCAATTCAAAGTGAATTAGAAAGTTTATCACTTAAAGAATTAAAAAAGTTAAATGAATTTATTAAAGGGTTAAAATGATTAAATTAATTAAAAATATAAGTATCATTATATTAAACCTTTTAAGCGTGTTTTTGACTATTGGCTTTTTTTGGTCAATGTTTTGGTTATCGTGTTTAATTTCTGATACTTGTTATTATAACAATATAGGAGTGTTTTAATATGACTTATGAAAATCAAATAAACAAAGATTTTATAAATCAAAGAAAATGCAATTTAATTGCTATGGGTGTAGAAAATGAAACAACGGCAATTTGGCAAATACTACTAGAAAATAAAACTTTTAAAAATATGGTAAAAAAAGAGTTTAATTCAAACAATCATTATTTAGATAGTATTAAGATTTTAAGTAAATATGCAAATAACAATCTAATATAGGGGTTTTTAATATGATTGAAAAATATAAAATAATTAAATTTAGAAAAAACGGAACAAATAAAACCATTGAAAGAAATTTAACTTTAGATCAAGCAAAAAGATATTGTAGTAGACCTGATACTAGGGGAAAAAATTGGTTTTGTGGTTTTACTAAACAATCAATGAAAGGGGCTTAAAATGACTAAAAAACATTATTTAAGATCAACAAGAAATTTATATTATATTGATGAAAAACCACAATTAAGGGTTTATTATTCTTATACTACACCCATTGCTTTAATGATTGACGGGCATTTGAAAGTATCTCAAAATCAATGGAGTATTACAACGGGGCGACATTTAACGTGGATTGACGGGGGCGATCAAGTTAAAAAATTAAGATTAAAACCCGAAGAATTTAACGAACTTGTTAAAAAACATAAACCCGAACCGAACTTTTTAAAAACTGTTTCAAGTGTTTCGGCTATTTTTGGTTTAATGTGTCAAAATGACGTTAAAACAAAGAATAAATATCAAAAGAAATTTTTTGACAAAGTGCAAGGTATGAATTTCCCTGATAATTGGGAAAGTTTAAGCGAAGAAGAAAAATCAAGAAGATTAGAAGGGGCAACAAAAATAGGACTTGAAAAATGAATATATTAGTTAAAATAAAAAATAAACCTAATGAAATAAAAGCCGTTAAACATTTAGGCAAATTTTCACAGCATAAACCTTTATTTAATGAGGTTGTTAAAACCTTAGATTTTTTAGATAAATTAAACAAAAAACAGAAAAAATGACACCTACAAACTTTATAATTTTAATGATTTCTTTCGGTTGTATTATGGCCGTTTGGGTTTGGTTATATGACGGCTATAAAATAGACCAAGAAAAAAGGCAAGAAGAACTAACAAAATCATTTAATAGAAATAATGAAAACAGATAAACTAACTGAAAATGAATTGTTAAAAAGACTTGATAATGAATTTTCTGATGTTGATTTATCAATTCATAAATGTGCAACTAAAGGTGTTGTTGCAACAGTTTATTTTTATGAAGATAAACTAAAAGAAAATGAAAGTAATTTAATAAGGATTAATGGAAAATGACAGATAAACCTATTTATATAATAACAACATCAATAAAAAACTCATGCCCACATAAAAACCACAATGGGAAAAAATGCAAGGCCAATTCTTCTAGTTCTTTTGGCTATTTTCAAACAGATAAACAAGCTGAAAAATTTTTGAGTATGTGCAAGAAATCAACTGACATTATATTTACAAAAGAAATGATAAAAAATGCAACAATTTTACCACTTAATATAATTAATGTTCCAAAATGACAAATAAACCTAATAAAAATAAAATAGTTATGAGTGCTTTAGCTGATTTATGGACTAGAGATATATTAGAACTTGTTGAGAGTGGTAAACATAAACAAGCTATAAATATTGGTGTTAAAATGGGTTTATCAAAAAAATATGTAAAAAATGTTGTTAAGTGGTGGAAATTACAGAAACAAAACAATGACAGATAAACCTAATAAAACAAATATTTTAGAAGTTTCAGATATTTTTATAAATATGATTGACACAACTAAAGACTTTGAAGGGTCAGATAGGGGAGTTTTAATTAGTAAAGATAATCAAATTTTAGAAAGAAACATTGATTTTTTCTATAAAAATAAATCTTTTACATTAACTATTGCTGAAAATGACAGCTGAACAATATAAATAAACAAACAAAAGAAAGGAAAACATGAAAGACTATTTTGTAAAAGCAATACACTCTGATTTAAATAATTTTGATATGTATTTACAAGAGCATTTTGAAAGAGTTGATTATGATAGTAATGCAGATGTAAATGCTTGTATTAGAGATATGAAATATGTATCTCAAAGATTAAAAAAATTAGATAAAATAGAAAAAATAACAGGCATTAAATCTTTTTGTTTAGTTAAAAAGTAAAAGGAACAAATGGCACAACATTATAAAATAGAAAATTGGAAAGACCAAAAATGGTATTCAAAACTTATGAAAAGAATTAAATGGATAGTTAAATATTCAAGCGGAAATACAAGTTCTGATGTGTTTGAAAAATATCTAAATAGAGTTAAAATTTTACCAAGTGATTATTGCACAGATGTTTTAGGAAATAAGGAAGGTAATTTAGCTTTAAGCTATAAAACTAAATTAAATGATAGTCTTGATAGTGATAATAAAGATTTACCACTTTCATTTTGCAATATTGAAATACATTCTAAATCAAGAGGTATGACACAAAATAAATTAATACAAGTATATATAGTAGTATAAACAACAAAATGACAGATAAAACTCAATTTAATGGTTGGACACCTAAAATTATAATAAACACACCTAAACAAGCACCAATACAAAATCAATTAGATAAAAAGACCCAAGCTAAAATAATGGAATATATTAAAAACAATTCTACTAAATCACTTAAAGAAGTTATTAAGAAATTTTATAAAAAATGAAAAATCACAATTTCGCCACAATCAACGAAAAAGAAAAGTTGTCGCACCAATCCAACTAGCAATCCCAATAACTCAATCGTCTAGTCTTTAATAAAAATTTTAAAAATAAAGTTCATTTTGTATATGTTTGTCGCACCAATTATTAAACACCCTAAACTTTCAATCGCTTACTATTCAATAAACTACTCTTAAAAAAAATTTCCAAAAACCGAGTGTGATATACTTTAGTTAATATAAATTTTAATAGATTTATATTTAGCTATTTTACATTGTGAATATTGATTAAGTGTGAAACCGACTAAAAGTCTATCAAAAGTAAGAGATATTTTGATAGCTGAAAGGGGGATCGCTTATGGAACAAAAAGAACTACAAGAACTTTTCCGTCTAATAAGATTAGAATTTTATTGGGTGAGAGAAGAAGGAAAACTTGGTCTTTTAAGACTAAAAGATGAAGGTCTTATAAAAGATGAAATGGACTATCATTTCGCTTTAGACCAAGCTATCCAAAAACTTGAACACTCAATCTTACCTGATTTGAGAACATTGTTCAAGAAGATTGAAAAAGTAGTTGAAGAAAAAGACCAATAAACACTAATCAATATTCCTTTGTAAAATAGCGGTCAATTACCTACCACCCCGATTGTATTTTTTATATGATCTTTTTTCTGATTTATTCATTCTTTTTTTATGCCTACCGATTTTTCTTTTAGTTCTTTCCCTATAAATATTGACCCCAAATGTTCCTTTTTTAGCCATTAATAAGTCACATTAAACCTTTTTTTCTTAATTTTTTTGGTATATCAGATAGATCATCTATTTTTTTATACAAATCCCCTACTAATCTCTTATGACCCACACTAACCTTATCGTTTTGTAATTGTTGAATTGTAAGCTGATCTCTTAATCTGTCTATTTCTTTTAAATCCGTTTGATCTGATAATAGTTTCTTAATAATATTTAATAACCAATCTATCTCGGTAAGAGCAATCGCTTTGGTTATTTGAAAAACTGATTTACTATCTTCACTCATTTTAAGATTGTATCTATTGTTATCTACTTTCACAAATCCGTGTTTTATAAATTGTTCATCATATTGGGATATTAATCCGTCAATATTAACATTGATAAGCTGATCTAATTTCTGTTGATCTGAACTGTCCAAAATTCTACCTAATTTTTTATAATCAATCATAATTTTAAAGGGCAGTAAGGCCATAGAGTGAACCATTGATAGTATTTCACTATTATATCATACTGGACTTGGTTCTTACTGCCCCGTTTATTGATACATATGAACTTATCTATTGTATCAAAAAATGTTAAGTTCCTCTCGGCTAAAGATGTATGATACCTTTGAGCTAAAATGACTTTTTGAATACATACACCTACTTAACATAATCTGTATTATTAACATAAGTTAAAACCTCTTGCAACAATTCTTTTTGACTACCCCATTTAGCATTGAATTTTTTAGGGCTATAATGATAACCTTCCTTGCCCAAATGGTGCAAAAAACACAATGGAATTGCCTCAAAATCACTAGCTTTTCTTGACATTCCTAAATCCTTATATTTTATGTGGTGTATTTGTGGCGGTGAATTGGGAAAACCTAATTTTTTACAGATTATGCAACCAAGATCAACCAATCTTTCTAGGTGTTTCTTATTTTTGATATTTTTTGTACTCAAAATCTTTCTTATAAAATGTTTTTTTACCTAATTTTGTCATCTTTTTGATGTTTTTACTAGGAATGACCATTGTTTCGCCACATTCCCTATCGCTTATTGTCATAACAAAAGTATGATAATATTTATTTTTCTTGATTAAAAATCCTTCCGTACAAACGATAGAAGGTGTATTTTTTTTAGCATCTTCAATATCTTTCCATTCATCTGTTATCAAACAAGCATCTTCCCAATAACACTCGTACTTTTCTAGTGTAAAATTACTCTCATAATTTTTTGTTGCCATAGTTTTTATATTCCTTCATTTGATTTATCATTTTTGTTTTCCATGTTTCAAAATTTATATTTATAATAGTTTTCTCATAAGATAATTCCGCCTCATTTTGTACGGCTATTGCTAATGCTTTAATGTGTTCTTCATATCTTTGATCTGCTCTTGCCTCTCTCTCTTGAGAAGCGACAGAATCCAACTTCCCCGTGTTGCTGTTTATTAAATATTCCTTCATTAATTTTGCTAAAAGTATCTTCCTTCCATGATCTAATAAAGTCACTTGCCCTTTAGCTTTAGCATGAGATTTTCCCAATTCTCTTAATTTGTGCATATGTTGTTCTGTTATTTCTTCACTCATTTACAACTCCTTCTGATTGTCTATCAACAACTTCTTCTTTTTCAACTTGACTATCAAACCAATCACCACTACCACCTTTTTTACTCGCATCTTTTTTTGATTTTGCTTTAATCCTCACATATTTAGCAACAACATCACTTACTAATACTAGATAATCTTTCATATATTTAACTCCCTCATATTTCTTGATTTAGCCCTTCTTATGTTTAAGTGTTGTATAAATCCTATTACATCTTTACCCGTAGCAATAGGAAATATTTGTTTATTGTGTGGCCAATGACCATATTTTTGTTTAAAACAATGTGAAGCCCAACCATCACGAAAACCCTTTTGCCGTGAGTAATAAAGTAATTGTGCAAAGAAATTGTTTTTATCGTTTGCATTGGGTTTCATTTTTGGCAATTCCACAAGCCGACCACTTTGCACAAGAACAATCCTCTCACGTTTCGTGGGAACGAAAGCACAATTAGGACAAGCATAATCATCTTTATTAGGTTTATAAACTTGGTCGCATTTGACACAAGTAAATGGTTGCTTTTCAACTTTCTCTTTTGTAATTTTTTCTTTTTCTTTTCTTGTAGTAGTTTTTAAAGACCAATTTCCCGCATCCTCAGGAAATCCGTGTTCATATACTGCTCCAGCGTGATCGATCACGAGGCAATTTTTTTTATTTGGATAAGGTCTTAAAGTTCTACCAATTTGTTGAATATAAAGACCATAAGATTTTGTTGGTCTTGCAAGAATAACACAAGATACTTTTGGTTGATCCCAACCTTCTGATAATATTTGACAATTAGATAGTACCTTAATTTTGCCACTATCCAAATTTGCTAGTTGTTTTTCCCTATCTAATTCATTCATTTTACTATCAATATGTCCACTTGGAACACCATTTTGATTAAATATGTTCGCAATGTGTTTAGAGTGTGCAATAGATGTAGCAAAAACAATTGTAGGTCTATTCTCGCCAAATCTAATCCAATGTGATACAATATCGCCCACTAATTTTGTAGTATTCATCTTTTTATCTAATGCCCTCTTTTCATAGTCACCTGCTACGAGGCGAATTTTCTGAAGGTCGGGAATACTTGGTGCTACAATTCTGTTTGGAACAAGATAACCTTGTGATGTAAGACTTTGTATTGACCCCGCCTCAACTAATTCCTCATAAATATTTCCTAATCCTTTTCCGTCATTCCTAATTGGTGTTGCGGTTAAACCTATAACAAAAGCATCTGGATATTCTTTTAAAAGTGATTTGAATTGCCCCGATACACTTCTATGTGCCTCGTCTAATATAACTAAATGTGCATGAGGTTTTATAAAACTATCTTTATCTTTTCTTGAAACAAATGTTTGAATACTTGCAACTTGGGTACTAGCCATCATGTTAGGTGATTTTTGAGCCATGATTACTCCGTGATTAAGTTTAAAATCTCCTAGCTTTCTACTGCATTGCATCACCAACTCCCGCCTATGTGCGACAAAAAGATTAAAATTACTCCTTTCGTTAGCTTTCTGCATCATTGATGACGCAACACAAGTTTTACCGCTACCCGTAGGGGCAACAAGCAAAATCCTTTTCTTACCTCTTGAAAAATGGTGTCTTATATCTTCTATTGCTTTATTCTGATAAGGTCGTAGGTTCATATCTTTTCCATATATCCGTTAATTGAAACATAATCTCTTTCGGGTTTTCTGGTGGTACGCATAATCTTCCAAATGTTAGTGCCTCTTTTTCTGCGTACTCATAACTTTCACCTCTTTTACGAATAGCAATCAACATCTTCACCAACGTGCCGTGTCTATCTCCCTCTTTCATTCCATATCTTAAAGTTCCCGAATACTTGCCTTTGTATTGAGGCATCTCGTAATTGCTAACTTTGTTTTCTGGTCTTTTAAGTTTTAGTGTATCTCTTATCTGCTCTCTCGTATAAGGTAGTTCGTCTATCATGCTTATAATTTTTACGGGATAAGGTTTTCTTTTATTGTGAAAAAATCCCGCAACTCTCATTACTCTTGGAAGGTCTTTAACTTTCGGATCAGCATTAAATTTAAAAGCCAATGCTTGTTGAAATAAACTAAAACTCACTAATGGAACATCTGTACATAACCAATAACAATGATATTTTTTTGGACTTGTCTCAATAATCATGTGTGGTTGTAGTTCGAATTTTTTAGGCAACAATGCACCATCAAGATCAATAAAAACTGCCCTAACTCTTTGTATTTGTTCAGTTTTTCGCCCCTTTAGATTTGTTTCGTTTACTGTGAAATAAACCCCAGCCCCTTTTTGATTTAATTTTGTTAGTGTCTTTAGATGTTCTTCTATAGTTCCGTGAAGTTGTTTAATGAGTTTTTTGTTAATTCCTTTATCGCAAAAAGTTTGAAATGTATGGTGAGTACCAAAGTAATTTAAAAATATTCCGTAGTGCGATTGATCGTTCATATCAGTTCCCACAATATCCTTCCACACACCCATCTACAAATAAATTTAATTGGTCATCTTTAGGATCGGATAAATCGGCTTGATCTAATGGTGTGCAACTTTTATGTAAAAATACTTCATCTGTATTTCTTTTAGTTCCCCTTCGTATCAAACGATCTAATTCTACAACTTCTTCCCATTCTTTTTTATCTTGCTTAATATTTCGCCATTCTTCGTTTGAATGAAATGGACAAAAAGTACAAGCTGATCTTGGTGGTTTTGGATAACCATTATTTTTCATCCAATTAAGACAATCTAATCTTCTCATCTTCATATCAGCTAATGGATATATATTTGTTATATATGGTAAACGATTAGGTTTTATTCTATAAATTTCATCATAAGAAATACCCATTATCATTTCAACTTCCATATCCTTTTTTACTTTTTGTCTTTTTTTTAATCCCAATAATTGTCTAACCTTTTGAACAATCACTAATATTTTATAATCAGCAGTACATTGTCTACGCAGTAATCCCTTTTTTCCTGTTTGTTCATTTCTTGTAAATAAAGGTACACTTAAAAATTTATATTTTCCATCAATCGCATCAATCATATCTTGTCTTAAATCACCTTTTTTAACCTTATGAATAGGAAAAGATAATTGTTTTTCTAGCCATTCAAGGTGAGAATAAACAAGTTTTGGTTCTCCCATTGTATCTGCAAAAATTCCACAATCCACTTTAGGAATTAAACCTTTTTCAATCATTAAAGCTAATGTGCTACTTTGAACACCTGCCCCTAAAGATAAAACTCTTAATTTCATTTTTTAGTACACGGCTCTCCCGCATTATAGCTAATTAAATATTTACCATCCATAGATTGACAATAAGAAAGTAATACTATTTTATCTTTATAGTATCTGTGTATCCATACCTCGCCATTACCTTCTTTGTAATTTTTATTTTCAACAAATTTTGTATATTCTTCTACCTTATCCGAGCAAAATTCACCGATTGCTAATTGTGTGGGTATTTTAGCTACTTCTCCATTGGCTAGATGTAATATTATTATTATTATTTTCATTTTTTCTCCTTTTTACTTTTAGGTGTTTCTTCTTCTAATTCTTCTTCAGACCATCTTTTTTTAGCACCCATTCTACCTGCCATTGATCGTCTTTTTCTATTCATTTTTTGTTCTTTTCGTTCTTCTTCAGCTTGTTTGCAAATTAAGTATGTCTTGCCGTTCTTATCTTTTTCTTTGTAAAATAAATGCTCTATTTTTGGGAATATTATTTTGATCTTGTCTAATCTGCAATTACACATTTTAGACAAAATCTCCATATTATATTCTATTCTAAAGCCCCGCCAACAATGGCAATAGAGTAAAATATAAGCACCTTGTTCTTCTAGGTTTATTTTTAATCTATTAGGATCGCTTATCCAATCATTTGCGTAGAATTGAAAAGCGGGGCTTTGTTCATCTGTAGTTGATTTTCTCATTGAGTATCTTTGAACTCTACCTTTATTTTACAGTTTTTACCTTCGTGTCTATGTATGCTATCATCAAAACTTTCTATTAAATTTGAAAGTTCTTTTAATGTTATACCATCTTCCGAGTGCAAACGGGTTAATATTTGATTTTTCTTTTCTGTACTTCCATGTTTTCCCGTGTATTTAGTACCGAGTGATACTATTTCATATTCTTCAATATACATAATATACTCCTATTGAGTTTAGTTAAGTTTTGTTTTTAAACCAAGAAAAGATTGATGTCAACTACTATCTTGTATGAAGATGCAGGTGAAGTTGAAGATGAAGGTGAAGATGAAGGGGATAAAACCGCATATGCGATTTAATAGCATAGGGTCATACGTTTGCCATTGGCACATTTATGGCAATGCTATGGCAATGCTATAGCTATGCTATACTAAAGTTTATATCAGGCCTGATGTATTCTTGTGAGTAGTCGCCAATTTTAGCTATTTGGATAGCCCTATAGGGTGGTATCACCTTCCATTTAGATACTGCGGGGTGTGATATTCTTAATTTTCTTGATAAATTCTTACCACCATATTTAGATACTATTTCCTTTTTTCTATCTACAGCTAGTTGATATTTGTTTTTCATTTTTCTACACCACCAAATTGTTCTTCATGTGTAATAATTCGCCTTAAAAATGATGCTCTATCGTGAGCTTCTTTAGCTTGATCTACAAGTTTTAATATACTTGTAGCTTTGTCATAATGATCGGGTATTACACTACTCCTATCAACATTTGAAATATCCTTGATTAATCTATCTCTTTTGGCCTCTAATTCTGTAGCCAATTCAGGTAATATTGTTGCCATAATTAACAATTATTAACATAAAAATAAGTTGTTGACAATAGTTAATTAACTGTTAATTTAGGTTAATTTAATAATAAATAAAAGGAAAAAATATGACAAGTATAGTAGCAAAGGGTAGTGAAAAAAGTAATAGTTTTCCTAGTGTTTCAGTAGGTGTTCACAAAGCCCGTTGTATTAAGGTTATTGATCTTGGTACACAAAAAAAAGACTATCAAGGAACTGTATCTTACAAGCATGAGGTATTAGTTATTTTTGAAACTCCCGATCAAACCAATGATACATCCGAACCTTTAACAATCAGTAAATGGTATACCTTATCTTTACATGAAAAGTCTAATCTAGGAATAGATTTAACTTCATGGAGAGGTCGGCCATTTTCTGCGATTGAAAAGGAAGGTTTTGATATTTCTAAATTAATCGGTGTTCCTTGTATGTTAAATGTTATTCAAGGGAATAAGAATAACAAGATAGGTTCAATAATGCCTTTACCTAAAGGTGATAAGATTGCTGAACAATATCATACAAGTGTTATCTTTGATTTAAAAGAGTTTCAAAATGGTAAGAAGGAAGTCTTTAATCAATTACCAGATGGTATTAGAAATATAATATTACGTTCAAAAGAACTTGACGGATTAGACCAAACAGATTTAGGGGATGAAAACAATGGGTCTAAAACTGTTGGTGAAGAACCCGTACCATTTTAATGGAATATACTAACGCATCTAATCTCCCTCCTGCAATCCAACGAGCAGTAGCTAACGATCCTTATTCATCCAAAGGGTCTAATATATCTGCTACTCGTTTGATTGCCCCTCCTAGAATAAGGGTATTAGAAATGAGAAATTGGGATTTATTAAAGGAAGATGTATCTGATAAGATATTTGCTTTACTAGGACAATCCGTACACCATGTTATAGAACGATCTAAACAACGAGTTGATTTATCTGAAAGAAGATTATTTTATAAAGATGATAAGATAACTAATGGTTGGACTTTAAGTGGGTCATTTGACTATCTTGAAAGAGGTGGAAGATTAATAGATTTTAAAGTCACTTCTGCTTATGCAGTTAAAGGTGCTTTAGAAAATCCCAAGCCCGAATGGGAAAACCAATTAAATGTATTGGACTTTCTATGTCGTAAAAATCAAAAAGATTTAACTAGCTATGGTAAACCTATTAAAGTTAAATCATTAAACATCATGGCTATATTAAGAGATTGGTCTAAACTCCAAGTAATGAGAGATGATAGATACCCTAGAAAACAAGTTGCTATGATACCTATTAGAAGATGGACACCAAAGGAACAAGAGGATTATATCCAAGCACGGATTAAGCTACATCAAGATGCTGAAAAGTCTAGTAAACTACCTCTTTGCACGGCCAAAGAACGATGGAGAAAGGAAGATAGCCACGCATTGATGGTTGATGGTCGGAAATCTGCAAAACGAGTATTACCTACTAGAGAAGAAATGGATCAGTATATAAAAGCTAATAAAATGGTGGAAGGACAAGGTTGTAAAGTTGTATTTAGACAAGGCGAGGATACTAGGTGTATGCACTATTGCCGTGTGAATGAATTTTGCGATCACTACATGAATGTCAAATTCTAAAAAAATAATAAGACCATTTGTTTTAACCAAAGACCCTCTCGTTCAAAGAATACTAGAACGATTCGCTAAACGATCTGAAAATGGTATAAAGAAATATGGTAAGACAATGGTTGATGCTACAAAAAGCATTGACGAATGGATAGATGATGCACAAGAAGAAAGTTGGGATAAAATTGTTTATCTTGAAAAGATTAAAATAGAACTACAAAAGAAGGAAGGAGTAAAGAATGGCAAAAAAGAAAAAGAAAAATAAGAACAAAACAAAGAATAAGAAAAAAAAT